AGGTGAAGGTCAAACTCCTTGAAGAGCGCGAGAAATTCTTAAAAGGAGCCAAGTAATGCTGTCCTTGCTTTCCACCCTTGGGGGCTTGCTGCTCTCGGGCCTGCCCAAACTGCTCGAATACTTCCAGAACAAGGCAGACCAAGCCCATGAACTGAAGTTGGCTCAGGTGCAGACCGAGCGCGAACTTCAACTGGCCGCAGCAGGTTTTGCCGCCCAGGCCCGGATGGAGGAGATTCGCACCGAGCAGGTGGCGATGGAGACTGATGCTCGGATGACCGAGGCGGCGCTTGCTCACGATCAGAAGATCATGGACAAGGCTTCCCGGTGGGTGGTGAACTACACCGGCACCGTTCGCCCTACAGTTACCTACATCTTCGTCTTTGAGTTGGTGGCCATCAACGCCTTCATGGCGTGGTACCTGTGGAACCACCCGAATCTGATTCAGGGCATGGACGACATCATCCTGTACTCTGACCTGATCTTCTCCGCCGATGAGATGGCGATCCTCGGGGGGATCATTGGCTACTGGTTCGGGTCACGCCAGTGGAGTAAGAAGTGAAACTGAGCAAGGCAGGCGAAGACCTCATGCACAAGTATGAGGGGTTTAGGAGTAAACCCTACCTTTGCCCTGCCCACATCTGGACGATTGGCTATGGCCATGTCCTGTACCAAGAGCAGATCAGGCTCCCGGTCATCCGCAAGGAAGGCTACACCGGGATGCTCCGCAACGAGTTCCCCCTGAAGCCGGAGGACAGCCGTGTCTGGACTAAGACGGAGATCGACGAACTATTCCGTGATGATGTCGGGACTTTTGAACGTGGTGTTCTTCGACTTGTTCCCGGCGTATCTGGCCGTCAAGGCTCTTTTGACGCTCTGGTCAGTTTTTCCTTCAATGCAGGGCTAGGCAACTTGCAGCGCAGCCAGATCAGGATGCGGGCCAACCGGGGCGATTGGGAAGGCGCAGCCGATGCGTTCCGTCAATGGACGATGGGCGGCGGCAAAGTCCTGCCGGGTCTGGTTAAACGCAGGGAAGCCGAGATTGCCCTTTTCCTGTCTTGACGGGAGAATACTGCTATGCCGCTGAAGAAACTCAAACTCAATCCGGGCGTCAACAAAGAGAACACCCGCTATACCAACGAGAACGGTTGGTATGAGTGCGACAAGGTGCGCTTCCGCCAGGGTACGCCCGAGAAGATTGGCGGGTGGGCTCGCATCTCCGGCAATACCTTTCTTGGCATCTGCCGTTCTTTGTGGAACTGGGTGACTCTGACCAACGAGAACTTGGTCGGCGTCGGTACCCATCTGAAGTTTTACATTGAAAACGGCGGGGCGTACAACGACATCACGCCCATCCGCACGACGACCACCCTTGGAACAAACCCGTTTACCGGCAACGGCACCACAACGGTGACGGTGACTGCTCCATCTCACGGCGGTATCACGGGTGACTTTGTAACCTTCAGCGTAGTTAGGGCACCTACGCATCTGTGCTCAACGCTGAGTTTCAGATCACCGTTATCAACGTCAACTCTTACACCATCACAACCCCATCCGTAATTGCTGCGGGCGCGACGGGCGGGTCAGCAGTTTCTGCCGCCTATCAGATCAACGTCGGCCCCGAAATCGAAGTGCCTTTGACTGGCTGGGGTGCAGGCGCTTGGGGTGCGGGTCCGTGGGGAGAGGGTACGCCAAGCACGACACAGACTTCTATCCGGCTGTGGAGTCAAGACAACTTTGGCGAAGACCTGATCTTCGGCCCCCGTAAGGGCGGAATCTACTACTGGGATGCCAATTCTGGTCTTGGCGCTCGTGGCGTAGCGTTGTCTTCGCTGGCCGGGGCATCTAATGTGCCCACAGTGCAGAACTTCATCTACATCTCCGACATCAGTCGATTTGTGTTCTGCTTTGGATGCAACGACTACGGCTCATCGACCATTGACCCCATGCTGATCCGGTGGTCAGATCAAGAAAACGCGGTCAACTGGACGCCTTCGGCTACCAATCAGGCGGGTAGTCTGCGCTTGTCTCACGGCTCCGAGATCGTCACGGCGGTCCAGGCCCGTCAGGAAATCGTGGTCTTCACGGACTCTGCCATCTACTCCATCCAATATCTTGGCGCTCAGGCAGGTGTTTGGGGCGCTCAACTCATGGGCGATAACATCTCCATCGAGGGCCAGAACGCTGCGGTGATTGCCTCGGGCGTGGTGTACTGGATGGGCGTAGACAAGTTCTATCAGTACGACGGTCGTGTTCAAACGCTGCCCTGCGATCTCCGCCGGTACGTCTTCAGCGACTTCAATCAAGCCCAGGCGGCTCAGGTCTACGCCGGAACCAACGAAGGTTTCAATGAGGTCTGGTGGTTCTACCCGTCTGCCAACTCAACCGTCAATGACCGGTATGTTGTTTACAACTACCTTGAGAAGATTTGGTACTACGGCAACCTGGGCCGGACAGCATGGCTTGACTCCGGCCTGCTCAACTTCCCGATTGCGGCAACGTACGGACACAATCTTGTCTTCCATGAGAACGGTGTAGACGACAACTCGGGCGCCTCCCCAGTGGCCATCAACGCTTACATTGAGTCCGCTGAGTTCGACATCGAGGACGGGCAGAACTTTGGCTTTGTCTGGCGTATGCTGCCGGACGTGACGTTTGTGGGGTCAACGGCCAACAATCCGTCGATAACCATGACCTTGATCCCCATGAAGGGGGCGGGCTCCGGGTTTAACAATCCGCAGTCTCTGGGCGGATCAAGCAGTGCAGCGGTCACGCGGTCTGCAACGGTGCCGATTGAGCAGTTCACCAACATCGTTTACATCCGGGTGCGCGGACGGCAGTTGATTATGAAAGCCGAATCCAACGCGCTTGGTGTGGCGTGGCAGTTAGGCTCCCCCCGTATCGACGTTCGGATGGATGGCCGCAGATGAGCCTGCTCATTGAAGATGCAATTGTTCCGCCGCCACCCAACCTGCCCCTTGCGCCGGGTGGTTACGACTCACGCTATCAGGAGCAGTTCAACAACGTCCTGCGTCTGTACTTCAACCGTTTAGACGCAATACTGAGGCAGATCGTGGCAACGACATCCCCCATCCCGGTCTCAATTGGCGGCACCAACACGGATGCTTTCGGGCGCCTGCGCGTCAGTCAGCCCTACACGCTCTTCGACTCTCAGCAACGCTACGCCCCAGATAACCAGTTCGACACGAGCACGGTCAATGGCGCTTCGACTTCGTTCCTGACCAACGAGTCCTCTGTGCTTATGTCGGTGGACAACACCACCAACTCCGAGGCAGTCCGGCAGACGTTCCGCTCCATGTCCTACCAACCGGGCAAGGGCCTGTTGGTGCTTGCCACCTTCGCCATGAACACGCCCACGGCCAACATCCGGCAGCGCGTGGGGTACTTCAACACCCAGAACGGTGTGTTCTTTGAGGCCAACGGCACCACGCTGTCGATGGTCATGCGCTCTGATTCTCTGCCCACGCCAGGAACGCCAAGCGACATCCGCTCGATTCCTCAGTCCGCCTGGAACGGCGACAAGTTGGACGGCACCGGGGCATCCGGCTACACGCTTGATCCGAGCAAGACGCAGATTTTCTGGTGCGACTTTGAGTGGTTGGGTGTGGGCTCGGTGCGTACCGGGTTTGTGATCGACGGGCAGTACATCGTCTGCCACACGTTTACCAACGCCAATGAGATTGGTTCGGTCTACATGACCACGGCGATCCTGCCGGTGCGGTACGAGATCAAGAACCTGTCCAACTTGACTACCGCGAGCATGAAGCAGATTTGCTCGACGGTCATCTCTGAAGGTGGCTACGAGCAGTATTCCCCGAGCCACTTGGCGCGTCGCACGACCAAACTCAGCAACATCCAACTGACGTTTAAACCTGTTGTGTCGATCCGTCTGGCATCTACGGCGCTTGGTGCGGTGGTGCTTCCTGGCCGGATGCAACTGTTGCCTATCGCAAGTCAGAACTACGAAGTGGGTCTGTTCTTTAACGCGACACTGACCGGCGCTTCTTGGTCTGCCGTTTCATCGGACGCCAACGTGGAGATGGACACTTCTGCCACAGCCATAACGGGCGGCACTTTGGTGCAGACAGACTACGTGTCCTCAAGCGGTTCGGGCGGTACGCAACCTCTGGTTGATCCGGCAGGCTACAACTGGGCGTTGCAGTTGGGGGTGTCCTTGGCCGGAGCCAGTGATGTCCTGACGCTTGCCATCCGCACGGTGGATTCTGCAACTCCGCAAGGTGAGTGCTACGGCACCATCGCCTTCTGGGACTTGACTCAATAAGATCATGGCGTTTAACTTCCGTGATTACATCTATTCCGGCGGTGCGGATGACGCCACGGCAACGCAGCGTGGGCTTGAGTACATACGCCAGCAAGGCTTGACCCCTCAACAGGGCGTTGACCTATTCAACACGAGCCTGGGCACCAACTTTACGTTGGATGATTACTACAGAGTTACTGGCACACAGCCCCCTGCTCCCGCATCGTCAGGTATTCCGCTACCTGCATGGGCTCGGAGTATGCCCACAGTCTATATGGAGGAGCCCCGCCGGTTGCCCGACGGAACGTACGTCGGTGATGCCTACGGATCTTTCTTCAACGACTTTCGCGCGGCCTACAACAATACTAGCCCCAGTTACCCCGATGATCTGCGCCGTATGTTTGCAGCCCAACGGGTGCAATCTACATTAGATCAGTACGGCATCACTAATCCTGAGCAACTCAAGCAGTTCAAGATAGCCACGACTCCTAGTGGCGTCATTGCGGTTTTTAACCCAAACGGGTCCATACGGTCTCAACGCTACGACGCGCTGCTGGACACACGCGGTGCGGGCTTTGGAGACTTCCTCAAGAGCGCGGCTTCAATCGCCGTCATGGCGTTCCCCGGTATTGGAACTGCCATCGGCGCCGCCCTTACCTCCGCTGCGGGGATAACTGTAAGCGCCGCCACAAACGCGTTCCTTGGTAGTGTCGTAATGAACACGGCGCTTAGCGGCGGCAATGTAAAAGCGGCGGTTACCCAGGCTGTTGCATCTGTTGCAAGTTCGGCAGCGGCTAGCGCAGTTGGCAATGCAGCGGCGGGGCTATTCGATGGCGCCATCGGAACTCAGTTCATTGAATCTGTAACGCGAGATGTGACCCGCGCTGCCATTCTGGGGCAAGACCTAACGTCAGCGGCTACTGCCTCTGTACTGGGCAACGCCACCGAATTGGCGCTAAGCAAAATTCCGGGCTTTTCGTCTTTGCCTCCTACAGCCCAATTGGCCGTACGGCAGTCGGTCTATACGACGCTTCAAGGTGGCGATATGTCCAACCTTGGGGCGTCCATTACAAATGCGGTAGCCAACGGTGCGATTTCGTTTGGCATTGCCCAGATTCCCGGGTTTGACCAACTAACCCGGTTTCAACAACGGGTTGCCACTTCGTTGCTTACCACTGCAATACGGGGCGGCGATCTTTCCGCTGCCGCTATCAATCTGGCAATCAATCAAGTCGGGCGCACGCTTTCGTCCGCATCTGCGAAGACGTTCCGCGACCTTGGCAAGAACGACGGCTTCTACGAATTTGCAGATGGGTCATACTTAGACGGCGACAAGTATTACGACAAGAACGGAACGTTGCTATCTACGGGGCAAACCCGGGAGTCCATCGGCAAACCGTTAGCGAGCGAGGCTGCCGCAGTTACACCAACTGCCACAGAGCAAGTGACCGTTTCTACGGCTACACCGCTGCCTACGGATGTCATCACGCCAGTGGCTACGCCAGCAGTCACGCCAGTAGTCACGCCGGTGATTACGCCCGTGGTTACGCCCACGGAAGAGGTTACACCTACGCAAACTGTGACCGTAACGACTACAACGTTGCCTAC